AGCGTACATGTCTGGGGAACAGGCCCGGCTCCTCACAGTATGTCAACATCCTTTGGCATAGTGTGGATGCTGTTTACATAGAGACCTATATTTACGGCAACGCCAACTTTAATACAACAAACAGGTTCTTTAAATGGAACTCCTTTGGTTCCTGGTGAAGGTGTTAGATTATCAACATTTAGTTTACCATCATCTTATTTACTTGATATAAATGATAACACTAATTGGAGTGGTTCTATAATAAATGGAACTATTACAATGCCTAATTTAGGTATTACATTTACTCCATCAAATTTAGTAACAAATAAACAACTAATAGTAAGTAATCCATATTCTTCAAACGGATTAGCAGCATCATTTAGTAATCAACCATATACTGCTAGTTTTACTTATTTAGTGGAGGATAGCCCAATAGGAACTGCATTAAGTGGTTCGTTTGCAAAAATCAACATTACTGATTTAACAACATTTGTTGGTGATGTTGCTAGAGTTAAAGTATTCCGTAAATCTCAATCCGAAGTATCCGATTTTCAATTTGTGCAAGAGATTGCATTGGAATCAAATGAAATATTGGTTGATTTGGAATCCTCAGAAAGAAACCAAGAAAACTATGGATTATTTACAACATACACACTTAACAATTATTGGGTTACATCATCAAACAATTTAGTAAGAAATTTTAATCAAAATGTTCTTTTTAATTCTGTAAAGTTAGATAGTGTTGGTGCTAATCAATTTTATACATCAAAATCTATAGATGTAACATCGGGAGTTGAATATACTTTGGATATGAATGTTAAATTAGATACTAACATATCTGAAGCTAATTATATAAAAGTTTATTTGGAAGGAACTAAAGATGGTAAAACTATTAATCAAGAGATTACAACCATAACATCTTCAAATCCATATTTGCAAAAAACAAATGTAAATGAAAATATAATTGCAAATGATTTTGATTCAGTAAAACTTTATTTTGAAGTTAAGGGATTGGGTTGGTATATTTCTGATGTTAGTTTACGAGCATCACAAGAGACATCGTTTTCACCTGATGAGATAACTTTTATACAACCCGTTCAAAGAAATTTAGAAAGTGAAACATTTGATTTTCGTTTTGAATTTTATGATATTAATAATAACTACATACCTGTAGAAGTATTAGCAACCAAAACATTTAGTGGTGGTAATTTAAATGTTATTAACAAAAGTATAAACTTAGTTCCTACATCATTATACTTTCAGTTTGATTCGGGTTCTGGCACTGGAAATCCTATGGCGCCAACTACTATCTATATAGATGCTGAAACAAATTTTATAACAGGTTCTATTACATTTGTATCTAAATCATATGATATTGATAATAATGAATTATCATCATCGTATTATACGGGAGGAAAATATCCTGGTCTATTAATTGATGAAGGAGATAATCGTTATAGATTAACTGTTCAAAACTTTACAGGTTCAGTAGCTGTTGGTCAACCTGAGAGAATAGTTCAATATGTGGAATATACTGCAAATGTTGAGGGTGTTAGTGATTCTATCGTTATTACGAGAGTTAGTGATGGTAAGGGTGGTGTAAATTATGAAATTAGACCATATAATGGAATTGTAATTAGAAACTCAGAGGCATCATCTTCATTAGAAATACAAGCGGTTCGTATAGATGGCATAAACGAAATTAATTTAAAAAGTGGATTACCTTTAGGTAAATCCGATTACCAACTATTTGTTCAATCCGGCTCAACTTATATAAATTTACAAAAAGCAAATGATTCCGGATTTTTATTAGGATTATCGCCAGGCGTTACGGGCTCCGGACAATTAAGTTATAATGCTAGATTTAATAGAGATTCAATAGATGGACAAATAACTGTTTACTTAATCCCATCATCATCTAATAATTATTCGGCATCCATTTTAACATCGTTAACCCTAACCGATTTACAAGATGGTTTGGATGCTGGGGTTGTTCTATATGATGCGGATACATTTAGTATAAATCCAAGTCCAAAACTACAAACTGATTTTAGTAGGTTTATTCCTGTTTCATCATCAGCAACTGCATCTTTTTATCGTAGAGGAACTTTTGAAAATCCCATAAGTTGTTCAATTGAGGTTTACCCATCAATGTCAATAAATTCAGATTTCATTGCTGAGTATTGGGTTAATTATGTAACACATAGTTGTGACCCAAATATAAGTGTAGTTGCATATAATGAATTTGGAAATATAATATTACCTATATCAACTTCACAATATACTGAAGGATTACCATTAACTCAAAACAAACAATTAATTACCAATTTTACATATACTGAACCTTGGACTTCAGCATCGGTGTCTGTAGATAAATTATTTACAATTGTTCCAGATGGTTTACCTGGAGAAGAACCAATAACAATTATTGTTGACCCGGTTAATGTTGTATTAAAATCAAATGAAAATGGAGATGTATCCGATTTCAGCCCATCCATAACTTCTATTAAAGTTAAACAAGGAGATACTTTTTTAATCTATGATACTGCAAGTTTATTACCTCAACCTGGTACACCTGGTAATTTTTCTACGGATGGATTATTTTCTATAATAAATGTTACTGGTGTAGATGTGGTTGCTGGCGGATATAATGTAGACCCATTGGATTCAACAAAGGCTTTGACAAATACAATATCGGAATTTACAAATACAATTGGTAGTGTTCAATACGATATTAAATATCAACCATACTATACATCATCAGTAGTAACGGCATCATTTGTTCAACCATACACTAAAGTATCAGATGGACCTGCTGCTCGTTCTGTATCATTAGTATCATCCGCCGATGTTGTTAATTATGATGGAGATGGGGTGGTTTTATCGCCAACAGAAAATATTGTAATAACAGCAACTGCATATAATACAACAGGTTCTGCTCATTTTCAATATTTTAAAAACGATGTTTCATTGGGCCCACCAACGGCTATCAACTTTAATGGAAACATACTTGATTTGCCATCGGGTGATACTGTAGCGCCTGGAGAAAGTGCTGTATATAGAGTTACACTTCGTGATGGAAGTAGTGATGAAAACGATACGGTGTTTGCAGAAAATCAAATTACAATTACGGGAATTCAAGCGGGAGGAACTCCATACAACGTATCATTAACAAATGAAAATTCATCGATATTTGCAAATGTATATGATACGATAACATTTACAGGAACGGGAACTCAAATATTAGCAACAAAAGGTGGAACGCCATTATTAGCAACGCAATCGTTCTCAACACCAACATTTGACCAATTAGGAACTGTGATACCAAATGGTGAATATAAAGTAACACTATTTTCCACATCATCACATATAACACCAGCAACTAGTAATTTAACATTGGGTTCTACAATACCTACAGTTAACAATATAGCAACTATTGGTGATTTATCAGATTGGCGTTATTTAAGAAATACGGCATCCCTATTACCATTAAGTTCATCAGCTGAAATAATATATGAAGTTGATTTAGAAGATGGTAAAGCAGTTTACTATAAAACACAATCCCTAACTGTTCAATATGAAGGAGCAATAGGACCTGGTCTTATTATGAGAGGTGAATGGACTGGAAGTATTGATTATATTTTTGATGTTCAAGCAAAAAGAAGAGATGCAGTATTCAGAGATATAAGTGGAAATGTTCATTATTGGGGAACTACTGTAGATTTGGTTAAATCAGGGATTGCACCATATACAACAATTCCTTTTTATGATGGAACTCAACAATCGGGTGATATAGATGTAAATGGTTGGCAGTATTTGGGACAAGAAGATTTCTTTGTGGCTGCAAAGTTAGCAATATTTGAAGAATCATTTGTTAAGAATACAATCAATGTTGGAAACAATGGTGGAGCTGAAGCATTTGCAAATATAGTTTTGGCAGGTGGTAGAATAGACCCTTACATAGCAGTTGGACAAACGGGGACAGCAGGTAATAGTGGTGACCAAATATCAGCAGGTGTAATTGGATATGGTAACCCTGGTATTTTTATGGGAACTAAAGTTACGGGTTCTATAAAAACACCAATGATGTCATTGGTAAATACAGGTAACACACGATACATGCGTTGGGATGGTGCTCAATTAGAATTGAGTGGTAAGTTAAACGCAGGTGGTATGCTATTGGGACCTGATGTGAGTGGAAGTAACGATGGATTGTATATAAATGATAATAATTATTGGTATGACACTGGTCAATTTAAAGTTGGAAATAACACTAATTATTTAGGATTTTCAGGCAGTATGTTAAATGTTGCTGGAACTATTACGGTATTGGGTGGAGATGCCGCAACTCAAACATACGCACAAACGGTTGGAACTGCATCCTATAATCAAGGTGTAGCATACGCAAACGTAACGGCTAGTGCAGCATATCAGGGAGCAAAAGCAATTGCAGATTCAATAGCAAATGGTAGTTATAGTGGTGGAACTTTTATAACTAGCACTTCCGTAACATCTCCAATTTTAGCAGGTGGTGCGGGTTATATAAGCACTTTATTTACGGTGGGTAGTGCATCTCTAGCAACACCTGCGATTTATTTAGATGCAAGAAATTCAGTAACTCGTTCAATTTATATAGGACCATCTGCAGGAGGAGTTTTTAACTCTGTAACAACACCCGCTTATTTGGATAGTTTGGGTAGATTTTCATTATCAGATAAATTATTTTTTGATGGTGTTAATCTTACAATAAATGGTGCAGTAACGGCAACAACCGGATTTTTGGGTGGTGTAAATGGATGGATTATTGAGCCTGGTTTAATTAGAAGTAATGCGGGAACAATATTTTTAGATGCATCGGCCAACAGTATTTATATAAAAGAAAACGCTGGAGCAAATCCTGATTTAATTTTTAAAAGAGGTGCATTATCAAGTGTAGGGGGTTCTTCAGTAAATGTAACTCCATCCACTATCTCCGCTACTATTTCAGCAACTTCTGCCAACTTCTATACATATTTTACTAATCAAAAAGTATATCATAACACTGCGGGGAATGGAGTTGCTATAAATTTAACTAGTGGAACTGGAACTTGGTCTGATAATGATATTGATTTTGGGGGTGGTAGTTATGTATCAGCTGAATTTGGGACTTGGTATGGCTATGTTGGTATAGAAGTAGGTGTTGATGTTTTTACTACTGATAATCCAGCTGGCACTTTAGCAGATTCTGTTGGTGGTGGAAGTGTGACATTATATTCACCAAGTACACTTTCGTTTTTAGCTGCAGCTACAAATCAAACAATTAATCTGGAAGGTGGAACTACATATTACGCATATACCTGGTATAAATTATCGGGTTATATAGGTACAGGACAAGTTGATGTTTCGGTAACTGAAATACCTCCTCAATTTCAATTTAATAAACTTACTAATATTGTTGAATTGACAAGTGATGGTGTTCAAGTTGCATCTGGTACGAGTAAATTTTTTAAAGTAGAAAGGAATTCAAGTACAGACCTACCAACAGTTACTTCAAAGGGATGGCATAGATTTGAGAGTGATAATTTAAATACAACACTTCAAATAACTGGAAGTGCAACTACTGCAATGAGTATTCAAGCGGGGGCGGGTAAGATTGAGATGAATAATAATATTATTGCATTGGGAACTACATCATCAACGCCAAACGGAAGCGTAACTTGGGCTAGCTCCACAGGAAACAATGCAGCACTTACTCAAACAACGCAAGGTGGTTCAACATTCCCTACAGTCTATCTGCAAAACTTAAATAGTCCAGGTGGTGGAACTATTAGAGGATTGGAAATATCACTTAGTAACTGGACAATTGGTAGAGATACATCTGCTCGAAGATTAAAATATGATATTAAAGATTGGGTGCCGGAAAATATATTAGATAAAGTAATGGCAGTTCCTATTAGAAATTATTATTGGAAAGTAGATAAGGATTTAGAAAATCCTGTTTTACAAACAGGTGTAATCGCCGAAGAGATTGCTGATGCTGGATTTGAAGATTGGGTTGATTATGATTGGTTAGAGGACCCAGATAACCCTGAGGGGCCTAAACAATGGTTGACAGCAGGTATAGATAAAAAGGGATTAGTTTATATTTTATGGAAAGCCATGCAAGAATTAATTGTAAAAGTTAGGGATTTGGAATCTCATATAAGTGGGTCTAATTAATTCTTAATATTTTAAAAATTTCAAAAATATATATTTATATACGAACATAAAAACTATTTTACAATGCAAAAGAAAGAAAAATTAGAAGAATCTGTAATTACTAAATTAAGAGAACAACAAACAAAAGCAAATGATTGTGTGTTGGGGCTGGGCGAAATAGAACTTCGTTTGAGAGAGTTAACATCTGAATTACAAACTGCAAATCAAGCAAAAAGAGATGTTTTAGAAATGTATGATGCGGCTTTGGGTGTTATTAAAGAAGAATTAAAAGCATTAGAAACTACCTACCCAAAAGGAGAAATTGATTTAATTGAAGGTGTAGTGGTTTTTGATGTAGCGGAATAAATTTGGTAAATTCAAATTTTTTTCGTATCTTTGATAAATTGTTATATCCATGTTAAAAAGAAAGTTACTCTATATAGCCCCACATCTTTCAACGGGCGGACAACCTCAATATCTCTATAAACAAATAGAATCGTTTAAAAACGACTTTGAAATAGAAGTGGTTGAAATCAATAATGTTGGTGGTGAACAATTTGCAGTCCAAAAAAATAGAATAAGGAATTCAGTTCCTTTGCACATTTTAGGAGATGATAAATCTAAAATATTAGATATCATTCGTAAGTATAACCCTGATATTATTCATTTCCACGAAATACCTCAATTTGATTTATCTGATGATATTTTAAACAAAATATTTGATAACTCAAAAAGGAATTACAAAATTGTAGTAACCACACATGGCTCTCATACCAATCCAGCTGAAATAAAATATCATCCGGATAGATATGTTTTAGTATCTGAGTGGAGTAGACAAAAATTTGAATCTACAAATGTAGATACTTCCGTATGGGAATATCCAATAGAAAATTATACTTTCAACAAATCCCATTTCAAAAATGAATTAGGATTTGAATCAGATTGGAAGCATGTATTAAATGTTGGATTATTTGCACCTGGCAAAAATCAAGCTGAAATATTTGCTATTGCAAAAGAATTAGAAAGATACAAAATTAAGTTTCATTTTGTAGGAAATCAAGCTGGAAACTTTGAAAGTTATTGGGGACCTTTATTAAAAGATAAACCTTCTAATTGTATAGTATGGGGTGAACGAAACGATGTTGATAAATTCTATGCGGCATCCGATATGTTTTATTTCAGTTCTAAATTAGAATTGAATCCTCTTTCAGTTAAAGAAGCTCTTTCATATAGATTACCTTCTTTATTTAGAAGATTACATACCTATTTGGATACATACGATACCAATACATTGGTTAACTATATTGATGATTCTACAACAAAAACAAAGCAATTAATTTTGGATATTTTAAATCCGGAATTAAAAGATGGATTTACACCAATTCCAAAAATACAAATAAGGCATTTACTTACAACACCATATGGAGATAGAGAACGATTCAGTATGAAATCTATCAGACAGCTGGAAGAGTATGGAATTGATTATGTTCCTATTGTAAACGAAGTATATAAAGATTTTGCACCTGCTGAACATTGTAGAAGACCAGACCATATTAGTAAAGATAATAAGCCAGGTCATATTGGAAATGGATTAGGGTGGATTACTGGAAAGCATTATGGGTGTTATTTAGCACACAAAACAGCAGTTGAAAATCTTAATAGAGATTATGATTATACATTAGTGTTTGAAGCCGATGCATACATTTATACAAAGGTTGATGATTTTGTGGATATCATTTATAAGGCATGTGAGATAGCAGAAAAGAATAATGTATATTTCGTTAGTTTTGCCGATAACCCATCTTCTTATAAAGAACGAATCGATGATAACTTTTCTAAGACAGGACATAATCAGGATTTGGCACATGCTTACTTAGTAAGAAATAAAGATAGAGAATGGTGGTATGATAGAATAAAAGATTGTGAATGGGATGTTGGTGATTTATGGTTTAATCACGTTTTTTATCACCACGACCAACATAGATACACTACTAATAAATTATATAGTAATCAGGCGGAAGGATATTCTTTATTAGATGATACAATTAAAACTTGGCAAGTATGATATACGATAACATAAACATAAACAAAAATAATATAGTAGAACCTGAAAATACTTTTAAAGTTAATTTTATTAAAGGTGCTACTGTTGAGATTTTGGGTGGAAAGGAAGGAAGTTATAATATTAAATTTATTAATAATAGGACTGGTGAAGTTCCATATGAAACTACTATTAAAAATAATATGTGGACTAGATGTGTTATGGAATATTTTATTGAGTGGAGGATTGAAGTTTACGAAAATGGTAATCTATGGAAAACCTACATTTACAATGCTGAAAACAAAAGAGTTTATATAGCATTCGATTCCAAAGCATTGGGTGATACTATGTCTTGGATTCCTTATATAGATGAGTTTAGAAAGAAGCATAATTGTCAAGTTATATGTTCTACATTTATGAACGATTTGTTTGTAAAAGAATATCCTGAAATAGAATTCGTATCACCTGGAACGGGAGTAGATAATTTATATGCTATGTATTGTTTGGGATTATTTTATAAAGAAGATGGTAGTATAGATTTATATAAGAATCCAACAGACCCAAAAACCCAACCAATGCAAAAAATGTGCACGGATTTGTTGGGGTTGACTTATAGAGAAATAAAACCAAAGATAAAACATTCAAAAGTAGAAAAGCCAGCAAATAAACAAGTTACTATAGCTATTCACGGAACGGCACAAACTAAATATTGGAATAATCCAACGGGTTGGCAAGATGTTGTGGATTGGTTAAAAGGTAAAGGATATGAAGTAAAATTGGTATCTAAGGAAGGTGATGGTTATATGGGTAATTCGCATCCCAAAGGAGTTACTCAATTAGCAAACGGACCTATTAGTGGTGTTATTGATGAAATGCTTAAGTCTGAAGCCTTCATTGGTATTGGTAGTGGATTGAGTTGGTTGAGCTGGGGATTGGGTGTTAAAACAGTTCTAATAAGTGGATTTTCTTATAAATGGGCTGAGATGAGAGATTGTGTTCGTATCGCAGCTCCAAAGGGAAAATGTGAAGGATGTTTCAACAGAATAAAATTAGATGGTGGAGATTGGAATTGGTGTCCAGACCACAAAGGAACGGATAGACAATTTGAGTGTACAAAAACAATAACCTCAGAAATGGTTATAACGGAACTTCAAAAGTTTTTATAATGGAAAGTGTAAAAGTGTTGGTTATTGGTGAAAATTGCACTGATATTTTGGTATATGGTATTTCTGAAAGAAAATCTCCAGAAGGAAAGGGGCCTGTATTTAAATCACTATATGAGAAGTATAGTGCAGGTATGGTAGCCAATACGGCAAACAACTTAGGTGCAATGGGTGTAGATGTAGATATACTTACTGACACCGGCAATATAACAAAAACTCGTTATATAGATAAAAACACAAACGAATTGTATTTGAGGGTAGATGACCATGATTCGGTTGACAGGATAAATTTGGAAAAGTTACCTGATTTATCAATTTATAATGCAATAGTTATTTCTGATTATTGTAAAGGATTCCTTTCGGAGGAAGATATAGCTAAAATAGGTTCAATGCATGAATTGGTTATTTTAGACACAAAAAAGAAATTAGGTAGTTGGTGTAAAGATATAACTTTTATAAAAGTAAACAGAACGGAGTGTAATAATAATTTGGTTAATATAGCCGAAAACGATTTGATTGGAAAGATTATTGCAACAATGGATAAAGATGGAGCTACACATAATGGAAAGGTATATCCAGCCACAACCGATGAACCTATTGATATATGTGGAGCTGGGGATACGTTTGTTGCAGGATTCACAAAAGAATATATTTCAACCAAAGATGTTGAAAAAGCAATTACATTTGCAAATCAGGCTGCTGGACAGGTGGTTCTCCAAAAAGGGGTTACGGTTTATTCCGATTTAAAATAAAGGTTATATTTATACAGTATAAGAAATTATATTGATAATAATGAGTGAACTTTCGCAATATTTAGTAGAAGAGTTGTTAAAAGAATCGGAAAATATAACCGATTATGTTGTAGTATATTCAGGTAGATTTCAACCATTTCATAAAGGGCACTATGCAACATACGAACATTTAGTTAAAAAGTTCGGAAAAAACAACGTTTTTATTGGAACTTCTGATAAAACGGATAATCAAAAATCTCCATTTAATTTTAGGGAAAAGAAAATCATTATGACTAAAATGTTTGGTATTCCATCAAGCAAAATAGTTCAAGTTAAAAATCCATACGCTCCATTAGAGATTTTAAAAAACTACGATGAAAACACAACTGCGTTAATTACTGTAGTTGGTGAGAAAGATGAACAAAGATTGGGTGGTAGATATTTTACCCCATATAAGGGAAGTGTTGATGCTGGATATATGGATAAAGGATATGTTTATGCATCGCCTGCACAATCAAACGCAATTAGCGGAACTGATGTTCGTAAGTGGTTGGGAAGTGGTGAAACCGAAGAAAGAAAGAAATTATTTACTAAGGTGTATCCTAAATTTGACCAAAAGGTATTTGATTTAATAACTAAAAAATTAGATACTTTAAATGAAGATGTTATAGTTGAAACATCTATAAATGCATCAGGTGGTGAGGGTGAAGGTGAACCTGAAACAGGATATGTATCGGATGGGCAAAAAAGAGTATTAGATGGTGGAAAGCCCGAACCTTGGTTTAAACAAGGTGGATACAAACAAATAGAAGTCCCAAAAGGTGATTATATGAGAGGTAAAGGTAAAACCACCGATAAGGATTCTCAATTCAGAAAGGTTTATTACAAAATTAAAAATGTAGAAGCAAGTACACTGAAAACAGCAGAAAAGCCTGAAGGTGTTGATAAGTGGAAAACGATTAAACCTAATAAAAAGAATATTATTAAAAAAGATAAAAGATATTGGGAAATGAATGAATCTCAAAATGAAATTATTTCAAATGAAGAAATAAATCAAATAGCTGATGAAATGTCGGAATCATTGGGATTAGCAATGGGATATCCATCCAAAGAACAATTAGCTCAGAAACAAAAAGAAAGAGATATATTGAGAAAGAAAATGGATTCTCAAGACAACTACTATGAAAAAATCGATGAAAAGGTAGAGGGCGGCCTGGCCGATGGATTATCTTTAAATGATATTGCAAAAAAACATAATGTTTCTATTGGTGAATTGACTGATGAGTTTAAAAAAGGATATACAGCAGAAAGAGAACATACATCGGATACTAATGTTGCTAAGGAAATTGCATTGGATCATTTATTTGAAGATCCAAAGTATTACACAAAATTAGCATCTATAGAAAAAGTAAATGAAGAAATTAAATTAGATGTTGAAATTGGTGATACTGTTTTAATGGGTAAATTTAAAAATAAAAAAACAGTTGTTAAAACAATTGGTAAAGATGATCACGGAATGCCAACTATTAATGGTAAAAAAGTAGCAACATTTAGAATACTTAAAAGAGTAAATATTTTTAACAACGAATCTATTATAAATGAAATCCCAATGGGGGATTTGGAAAAAATAGATACATACGCTGATAAGCAATTAAACCCAATGGATGTTGTTATCACCGATAAACATTTTTTTGATAGATTAACAGACCCTAGAAATGGTAAAGAAATATCAGCAGCTGAATTGACTGGATTTTTTAAAAGATTGGGTAAGAATAAAAAGAAATTTGTAGAGTTTTTAAAACAATATGGTCAATTAGTAGCAAAGGATAAAAGAACTAATATCAATATTCCTTTTATGCAAAACGCTAACAAACTTATTGCAAAAACCATTATGAGAAATGATGATTATAAGACTACAAATCACATATATAAATTTGAAGGAGTTGATGATTCAATATTAACTATAAAAAAATCTTTAGGTGTTAATAGAGCACAAATGCCTCAAATCAATTCTAAAGATATAAAAGATTATTTGGAATTTTTAAAAGAGGTGGGAGTTAGGGTTTCTGCTAAAACTATAAATGTATCTAAGGTTGGAATGACCCAAAAAGAAATAAATATAGATAAAGTTAAAGGATTATTAGGAACGGATAGAAATAATTTAGCAAAACCGGTTATCATATCAAATGATGGTTACATATTAGATGGGCATCATAGAGTAGTTGCTTTATATAATATAGATAAGAATTTCAAACTAAAAACTATTGAAGTAGATTTGGGTATAAAAGATTTACTTAAAGTAACCAAAGAATATCCAAACGTATCATATAAGGGTATTAATGAATATGTAAGATTTAATACACTACATACCTACCCAGCTGTAAATCATAGAGGGTTGGGTATGAGTGATGATGATTTAAAAGATTTAGAGGAAGCACAGGCAATAAGTGGTGGAAAAGTTCACAAATTTATTACCGGTAAGAATTTAGGATACAAAGGTAAAAAATATTCTCAAATTGAGTTTGAAACTTTAGGTGTTGATAATAAAAATGGAACAATTAGATTAAAGATTATTTCTCCAAAAGATATTTTTGGAAACGAAATGAGTTTGGATTTCAAAACTGTAAGAAGAGGCACTTTTATCAAAACCGATACGGGTAACGTAAACGAATCTTTAATAATAGAAGGTGGGGCATATGGACACATGGCTCATCCATTTGATGTTCAAATGAATCTAACTTTTGGTGATTTAAAAAATATAGTTAAGAAAGCACTTACGGGTGATTTAGACGTAGCTAGAGAAAAAACTGATGGACAGGCACTTGCAATTAGCTGGGTAAATGGTAGATTAGTTGCAGCTCGTAACAAATCGCATCTAAAGAACAAAGGAGCTGAAGCTATGACAATAGGACAGGTAGCAGATAAGTTTGGTGGTAGAGGTGGATTAACCGATGCTTACAACTTCGCTATGCAAGATCTTTCAAAAGCAATTGGAGCATTATCAGAACCACAAAAAAAGAAGATATTCAAAGATGGTGCATGTTTTATGAATTTGGAAGTAATATACCCAACATCAGTAAATGTGATTCCATATAATCAACCTTTATTAGTATTTCATGGAACAATGGAATATAATGATGAGGGTATTGCAATTGGTGAAGATCAGCAAGCAGCTAAAATACTTGCAGGAATGATTAAGCAAGTAAACCAACAGGTTCAATCAAAATATACGATACAAGGACCTCCAATGCAGAAGTTACCTAAAAATGAAGATTTATCTAAATTGCAACCAAAATATTTAGGAATGATTACTAAACTTCAGAATGAGTTTAAATTAGCTGATTCGGATGGTGTATCAGAATACCATCAGGCTTGGTGGACTGATTTTGTAAATAAAAATGCAAAAGAATTAGATGCACAACAAAAAATATCATTAGTTAAAAGATGGGCATTCTATGATAAATCATTCCGTATTAACACAATAGAAGATCTGAAAATACGAGCTTGGGCAGACGGTGTAGATAAGAAAGACCACTCAAAGATAGCAAAAGATAATCTAATGAAATTTGAGGAAATATTCTTAGGAGTGGGTGCAGAAGTATTATCATTTATGACATCTGTGTTAACCGCTAATCCGGCAGAAGCAACTAAGCAAATGGTGGATAGATTGAAAAAAACAATAGATGATGTTAATAAATTAGGAGACCCTAAAAAAATAGAGAAACTTAAATTAGAATTACAAAGATTGCAGGCTTTGGGTGGATTTGATAAGATTGTTCCAAACGAAGGTATTGTTTTTGTTTATAATGGAAGCACTTACAAATTGACTGGCGCATTTGCACCACTTAATCAGATATTAGGTTTATTCTACGAAAAATAATCGGTTTTTTCAAACTATATATATTTATATATAAAGATAGTTATATGGCAAAGGAATTTAATAAAAAGTTCATGCACCCAACTCGTAGAAAATTGGTTGATATGGTGTTACATGGACAGGAATATGAAACGGATACATTTGTATCATTTGCAGGAGCTGAAGAAGCTAATGTAAGTAGAAAAGTTGGAGATAGATGGACTGACTCCAATGGTGATATGTGGGAGCAGAAGGAATTTGGTAAAATGAAAGTATCAGATTTATCAGATACAATGCAAGAAGTTAGAAATTATTTAGATAAATTAAATACTTGTAAATCAACTGATTGTAAAACTATAAAATACGGAAGAGTTGATAAAAAACTCATTTCCAAAACAGGTTATTGCACTAAGTGTTTGGCCAAAAAAGAGTTTGAAATTAAAGATGATGGATTTTGGGAAGCATATGAAACTTATAAGATAACTTCAAATATGATTGCATATGGTAAAGATGTAGTTGCTAAATTCAAACAAGCCTATTCCGATGCCAAACAAGAGTATGAAGTAGTTGGGGAAGATGGTAAAATTGAAATGTGGAGAATGGAAAAGGATATAGAAGAATTAAAAGCAGAAATACTTTCTGATATTGAAAGATATGAATCGGAAATACAAGAAGCCATTAAACTAAGAGATGGTGCTTGGGAATTATTAAAAGATAAAAATTACGAATTGGTTACTGCACCAAACGATTAATATGGCAACCGGCGTAATACAAAAAAAATCCTTAAAGGAAATAATTGCTGAAGAATACAAAAAGTGTGCGGTAGACCCGATTCACTTTATGAAAAAGTATTGTATGATTCAACACCCTACTAGAGGTAAAATATCATTTCAACTATTTCCATTTCAGGAAAAGACCTTAACACAATTAGCAGCAAATCGTTTTAATATAATATTAAAATCACGTCAAACTGGTATATCAACCTTATCGGCAGGATATTCTTTGTGGAAAATGTTATTCAATTCCGATTTCAATGTATTAGTTATTGCAACAAAACAAGAAGTAGCAAAGAACTTAGTAACTAAGGTAAGAGTAATGCATGAATTACTTCCTAGTTGGCTTAAAGGTGGTTCTTTAGAAGATAACAAACTTTCCCTTCGTTTACATAATGGTTCTCAAATTAAGGCTATTGCTAGTTCTCCTGATGCAGGACGTTCTGAAGCCTTATCACTTCTTATATTTGATGAGGCCGCCTTTATTGATGATATTGATGATATTTGGGCATCGGCTCAATCTACCCTTTCAACGGGTGGTAGTTGTATTGCCCTTTCTACTCCTAATGGTGTAGGTAATTGGTTTCACAAAACATGGGTTGGTTCTGAAGAAGGTAAGAATCCATTTAATCCAATCAGTTTGCATTGGACAGTTCACCCTGAAAGAGATCAAATTTGGAGAGATGAACAAACAAAATTATTAGGACCAAAGATAGCAGCACAAGAATGTGATTGTGACTTTATATCTTCCGGTGATACGGTAATAGACCCGGAAACCCTAATGTTCTACAAAGAAACATATTGCCAAACTCCTGTAGAAAAGGGATACATTGATAGTAATCTTTGGAAATGGGAATACCCTGATTTCAACAAATCATATATGGTTGTAGCGGACGTTGCTAGAGGTGATGGGGCTGACTTTTCAACTGCTCACGTAATCGATATAGATAGTTCAACTCAAGTTGCTGAATATAAAGGAAAAATTGAAACCAAAGATTTTGGTAATTTTTTAGTATCTCTTTCAACCGAATATAATGATGCTTTACTTGTAATAGAGAACGCAAATATTGGGTGGGCTTGTATTCAGCAAGTAATCGATAGAGGGTATAAAAACTTATTCTATATGAGTAAGGATTTAAAATATGTGGATGTTGAACATCAAATGAGTAATAGATATAGAGCAGAAGAGAAAGGATTGGTAGCTGGGTTTTCAACCACTTCTAAGACTAGACCTTTAATCATATCTAAATTGGATGAGTATTTTAGAGAAAAATCAATAGTAGTTCGTTCTACTCGTTTAATAGATGAATTATTTACATTCATATTTCACAATGGTAGAGCTGAAGCTATGAGAGGTTACAATGATGACTTGGTAATGGCATTTGCAATTGGGTTATGGGTTAGAGATACGGCACTTCGATTAAAACAACAAGGTATTAGTTTGACAAAACATGCTTTAAGTGGTATTGCAACTAATACATTTGATGGGGTATATGGTGGTAGTAATTTGGATACCAACCCATGGGCGATGAAGCTTGGTAATGGAGAAATGGAAGATTTATCAAAATGGTTATAGTTTTATTAGTTTTTTTGATATTTATATAATATATTTAACCATTCTATCAATATAAAAATATGATCAGATTAATGAATATCCTTAAGGAAGATGAATATGTAGATAATGCATATTCTAAAGGAAATGAACCAATTGATAACCCGATTGATGATTACGATGAATTGGATGTTGAGCAAGAAGATATGGATGATTTCATAAACTTCTTAAAAGCATATTCAACTCAATTAGATGAAGCAGAATATCAGGGTAGAGAAGTGAAGTTGGGTAAACCAATGCAAGGTGATGTTAAGAAGTTTAAGGTATATGTAAAAAATCCTAAGACTGATAAAGTTATTAAGGTAAACTTTGGGCAGAAGGGAATGGTAATTAAGAAGGATAATCCTGAGGCTAGGAAATCATTTAGAGCTAGAATGAATTGTGATAATCCGGGTCCAAGAACAAAGGCAAACTATTGGAGTTGTCGTAAATGGTAAAATATACAAAATAAAGGTTATACAGATAAAAGAATAAAATATGGCAGAGCAAAACGATGATAGGTCCTTTTTTGGTAGGTTGAAGAAACTCTTTTCAACAACTGCGGTAGTCCGTATTGATGATAAGGGTAGGAGAAGAGTTGTCGATGTAGATGAAAGACAGACAAATACAAATCTATTACAATTAAGAGATAGATACACAAAGTTGCAAAAATCTTTCTATGAAACTTCAGCTGGAGCTCAATCAATGGCATACCATCAGGTTCGTAGAGAATTATTCAGAGATTATGATGCAATGGATAATGATCCTATTATAGCATCTGCATTGGATATATACGCTGATGAATCTACAACTAAAGATGAGTTTGGACAAGTATTAACTATACGTTCTTCGAACGAAAATGTAAAAGAAATACTACATAACTTATTCTATGATGTAATTAATATAGAATTCAATTTATGGCCTTGGACAAGAAACTTGGTAAAATATGGTGATTTCTTTTTAGGATTGGAAATAGCAGAAGGTAAGGGAGTTATAAATGTAATTCCACAATCTATATACTATTCTGAAAGATTAGAAGGTGCTGATCCAAACAATGCAAACTATGTAAAGTTTAAAGTGGAAATGGATAGGACTGGTAAGGGTGAGTGGGAAAATTATGAAATGGCCCATTTCCGTTTATTATCAGATACCAACTTCTTACCTTATGGTAAATCTATGATTGAATCTGCAAGAAGAATTTGGAAACAATTATCACTTATGGAAGATGCGATGTTAATCCATCGTATTATGAGAGCACCTGAAAAAAGGGTGTTCAAAATTGATATTGGTAATATTCCACCAACTGAAGTGGATAACTATATGCAGAAGATTATTAATAAAATGAAGAAAGTTCCATTTGTTAATAAAGATACTGGTGATTACAACTTAAAATATAACATGCAAAACCTTACGGAAGATTTCTTCTTACCGGTAAGGGGTGGTGATAGTGGAACATCTATTGATAATTTAGGTGGATTGGATTATGCAGCTATTGATGATATTGAATATCTAAAGGCTAAATTATTCGCAGCATTGAGAGTTCCAAAAGCCTATCTATCATTTGATGAGAACGTTAATGGTAAAGCTACCTTAGCTGCAGAAGATGTTCGTTTCGCAAGAACAATCGAAAGAATCCAAAGAACAATAGTAAGTGAATTGACAAAGGTGGCAATCGTTCACCTCGCATCTCAGGGTATTGAAGATTCCGAAATGGTAAATTTTGAATTATCACTAACAAATGCTTCTACAATCTATGAGCAAGAGAAAGTAAACTTGTGGAGTGAGAAAGTAAGATTAGCAACTGATATGGCAGGATTGAAAATGCTATCTAAAGATTGGATATACCACAATATATTTGGTATGAGTACGGATGATTCTAAGAATGAAAGAGGTAAAGTAATAAACGATATTAAAGATACATTCCGTCACAATTCTATAGAAAACGAAGGAAATGACCCGGCAAACCCACCACAACAACAAAACGTTGAGGGTGAATTGGAAGAGTTGAAAACTAAAATGAATAACGAAGTTAATCCCGATTTAGGTGGTAGACCTCGTGAAGGTAATACTTATGGTAAAGATAAACATCCATATGGTAGAGACCCTTTAGGTGACAAAGAAAACCATAAAGAAAGGAAGAGAGATGTATATGTTTCAACAAACACAAAAAAAATAGCAAGAGAATATATAAATGGAATATCTTCTAAAAAGAAGGTTTTGAACGAAAAAAAAGAAAAAACCGACCTTTTGGATGAAAAAAACTTATTAGATGATACTAAATTTTAATAAAGAATAAAATTTTTATATTTATATGTGTTATATAGAATTCTAAAACAATTATAGGGTAAAATAAATGAAAAAAATAAAGCACTCAAAAGTTAAGAATACTGGGGTGTTATTTGAACTTTTAGTAAGACAGATAACATTAGAGGTTCTTAATGGGGACAAGACCGAAAACGCAAAAAGAATCGTTAAGGAATTCTTCGCTTCCGGAAAAGAACTAAATAAAGAACTACGTCTTTATGAATTATTAATTAAAGAAAAATATAGTTCTGAAACTAGAGCAGAGAAGTTTGTAGATACTGTTTGCGAAGCGTATTCAAAATTGGATGCAATTAAATTAAATAAGGAAAAATATAACCTTATTAAGCAAATTAAAGAAAGTTTCGATTCAGAGCAATTCCTTTCATCTCCTATAACTAATTACAAAGTTTTGGCGTCTATATACAAAGTGTTTGAATCTCAAAAAGAGCAGGATTTGGATATTAAAGATATATTTAATTCTAAAGTTACCCTAATAGAAAATATAACTTCTAAACCAGTATCTAAAATAATAAAAAAAGATGATGAGGCTGAACAATTAGTTGAGATGTATAAAAAGCAGGATAAAGATATTCGTTTGTTGACATATAAGATTTTAGTAGAAACATTCAACAAAAAATATACTAACTTAGATTCTAAACAAAAAGAGGTGTTAAGAGAATATATTAATAATATAACTAATACATCTAAATTCAAAGATTATTTTACAGAAGAACTAAAATCTACAATTTCTGAATTAAATTCAGTTAATAAGAAAATAACTGATAAGGTTACTACTATTAAATTGAATGAAACAGTATCTGTTTTAAAAGGACAGAAGTTGGGTAGAAGTGTATCTGATAATCAAGTTTCTATTTTACTACTTTCGCAAGAATTATTAAAGGAATTAAAATCAAAAGTTGATGGAAAATAAATTAAAAGAATTAGTAAGAAATCTAGTTAAAGAAATAGAATCAGAAAAGGAATTGGAAGAAGCATCCACCACAGGTGGTATTGTTGGATATAATACTCCAGCTGCATTTACAAAACCTGGTTCTGAAAAGAAAAAGAACAAACAAATGGCTAAATCAAGTGGAGAAGGTCATACCATCGTTGGTGAGGGTGTTAATCGTTGGAATGCACTAAAACAAAACGAAGGAACTCCAAATCAAAAAATAGGTGTGGGTATTCGTAATATGAGAAGCCAATTGCAAGAAATTGAACAATTTATTGAATGGTATAGTAAATTGAAAACCGAAAATGGTTTAAGTAGTAATGATTATTGGAAAAGAACTCAAAGACACTTAAATGTTATTAGAGAGAGATTAAATAAAATATCCGCAAAAATAACAAATTTATCAGCATAAACAAAACAAAGATGAATAGAGCTCAGCTAAAAGAATTAGTAAAAAATATTATGGGTGAAGAATCTGAGTATCAGACCTTCTTCCAAAAAGCATTGGAAAAAGCTGGTAAATCTATACCATCTATGAGTGATGATGAGAAAAAAGCATTCTTTAATAAGATTGATTCTACTTGGGATGGTAAGGGTGAAAAGAATGAAGGTAACGCATTTGGTGCCGCTGTAACCGCTGCTAAAAAGGCTGGTGAAGATAAATTTGAAGTTGGTGGTGAAACATACAAAGTAGAAGAGGAATTAGTTGGTGGACAAAAGAAATTAGATATAGATGGTGATGGGGAGATAGAAGCTTCTGATTTAGCAGATTTAAGAGCTGGTAAAAAAGCAGATGAAGCTATGGAACTACCATCAGCAACAATCCCATCAGCAATTAAATCAAAGTTAATGATGGCTATTGATAAAATCAAAGATTCTAATTTAACTTATAATCAAAAGATTCAAGTAGTTGGACAAGTAATGGATAGTTTAGGAATTGATAAAGCCGAATTTAATAAGATGGCTTCTAAGTTAAAAGGAACTATGGAATCAGTAAATGAATCTGCTGAAATCTTGAAACCAGGAACAAAAGTAAAACTTCGTGGTGGTAAAACTGGTAAAGTTGTTCGTTATGATGGTAAAACACCAGGTTCTCCATTCTATATTGTAGATATTGGACAATATTATTCAATTGAAGTTCCTGCTGATGAAATAAAAACTGAATCAGTAAACGAAGGTTCACATGGAATGGCTACTAAATTACTTCAATCTATAGTTAGTGGAGATTCTTCTAGAGCAGAAGGAACTAAGATGTCAAAGGAATTGGCACAACACTATATTGATTGGATTAGAACTTCACCATTTGGTAAAAAGAATGGTAATTTACCATTAGATATGTTAGTTAAAGCATCATTTAATTGGGGGATTGAAAGAGGATTAGATTCTAAATTAAAAGGAGAATTATCTAAATTAAAATCTACAATTAAAGAATCGATAAACGAAGGAGTTTCTCCAAAAGATATGGATGCAATTAAATCGGCAGTAGAAGCAGCATCTTCATTTATGGGAGTTGGTAGTGAATTAAAGAAGTTAGGTATGAAATATACTTTCGCTACCGAACCATTACCAATTTATATTATCCAACCCACTCCAAACAATAAGGTAGCAATCGTAAATAAAAAATACGCAACTAAGCCTGATTTTGTTCATGGTGATATTGCAGTTGGTGTAATGGAAGGTAAAACAGTAAAATCGGTAACTGAAGGTAGAGCATTTATCAACGCAGCTAGAAAAGCAAAAACGGAAGGATTAACAGAATTTGAGTTTAACGGAAAAAAATATCCGGTAACGATAAAAGATTAATAATATTATGAAAGGACTTTTAATAGAAACCAATTTATTTGAAGGTAAGATACAAGAAGATGCTAGTGGTAGAACATTAGTTAAAGGTGTTCTTCAAAGAGCTGGAGCTGAAAACCAAAATGGTAGAGTGTATCCAAAAAACATCTTAGATAGAGAGGTTAAAAAGTATCAGCAATTAATACAAGAGAGAAGAGCATTGGGTGAATTAGATCATCCAGAATCTACTGTAATTAACTTGAAGAATGTATCTCACAATATAAAAGAGGTTCATTGGGAAGGTGATGATGTTGTTGGTACTGTTGAAATACTTCCAACTCCATCTGGCAACATTTTAAAAGAGTTGTTAAGAGCTGGAATCCTTTTAGGTATATCTTCTCGTGGTATGGGTTCAACTGAACCTTTATCAGGAAATAGAGTTCAAGTAAAAGAAGATTTTGAATTACTATGTTGGGATTTTGTATCTAACCCATCTACACATGGTGCGTTTATGAGACCTATGAATGAGTCTGTAAATAGAAAATTAGATGAGCAAGCTGATATTTGTGGTGATTTTTGTAGAGCACAAGATTTAATGAGAGAAATCATAACTGAAACTGCATAATATGAAACATTTTGATTTAAACGGATATATTAGTAAGAATAAGTTCAAATTGGACTTAAGTAAAACGCCTAAAACTGCACCAAAATCTATACAACCATTAAAAGAAGTAAAGATTGTTAATGGAAAATTTTCATTAGAAAAATCTATTAATGAATCGGTAAAAGCAGTAAAACTAAAAGAACAATCGGATAGAAGATTGGCTATGGAAGTGAAAAAGCACTTCTTAGAAATAATATCAACTTATAAGACATATCAGGAACAAATGAATAGACAATCTGATATTGTTGAGATTGCTGAAACATTAGGTGGTATCGTTGAGGCTGCAAAGGAAATGACATTAAGAGAAAGTGGTGACTGGTTTGATAATGTGACTGTAAAAAGAAATATGCAGGAATTAGAAAAATTAGGAAGTTCATTTGACAAAGTTGCTACTGAAGCAAAAGCAATGGATCAAAGATTACATTCTTTATATGAAGATATGGGCCACATCTTAAATCGTTATTACGAAATAGATGATATTCCATCAGATGTAATGAAAGAAAGATTAGCAATTATAAAAAAATAATAAGATGATAAGATTAGGTGGTTTGGTTAATCAAAAAGCATTTGGAAAATTTGAACAAGGTAAGGTAGTTGCCAATCCAATGCATACTGCATTCATTAAAGAAGCTGAAGGTGAAGACCATGAAGTTTCTATGGCAAACAATTCATTGGATACTATCATTAAGATGGCAACCGAATTGAAAGCTAAGATGGGTGAAAACGAAAAGGATATTCCAGCTTGGATTCAAGACCATATTACAAATGCAGAAAACTTCATTTCTCAAGCATCATCTAACTATCACGAATACGGACAAAACGAATCAGTAAAAGAAAGCAAAATAAATGAAATGGGA